AAGATTTTGATGATGACGGAAATATCGATGATATTAATTTACGTACTCAATTAAGAGAAGCTATTAATAGTAGAATACAAGCGGCCTCAGAATCTGTGTATAGCAAAGCAAAAGCTGAATACGATAGAAAAGTTGATATAAAAACGAGTACTAGCGCTGCAGGAAGTAAACAAGCATTAGCTAGAGAAAGAGCATTAAAACTATATAATGCTGCATTAAATAATCCTAGTGAATTTATAAGAGCAAATAATGTAGGAGCTGAGTTTACACTTACAGATAATGTAGTTCAAATGAGAGAAACAGAAACAGATGATGATGGAAAAGAAACTACTAGAGATACGCAATCTTATGCTTTAACAACACCTGCAGGATTGAAAGGATTTTTATTAGATTTTGGTAGAAGTAAATATGGATCTGATGCAGATTTTGATTTAATACAAGATGAAATTGATAAGCTAATAGATGCAACGACTTTTCAGACTACCCCTACAGTAAGTGATAAACAACCTGTTAATACAGAAATAAATCCAAACGAATTTAATTAATCATGTTTGAATATAACGGAAAGACTTATACATTAGAACAGCTACAAAGTGTTGCTAAACAAAAAGGCTATACATTTGATGAGCTGTTAAACAAAAATCCTAATATTAATGAATTAGGAAAGACAACTCCCACATCAACGGGTGCGGATGTGGAGGTAACTGCAGCGCCCGGTATGGAATCCAAATCGGCAAATCTTTTTTTGGATTTACAAGAAATAAGTAATGAACAAAAAAGAAAATTACCATATAATGTTTCTCAAAAATTACTAAGAGAGAAAAAACCTTTTACAAAAAAAAATATAACAGATTTAGGTTTTTTATTTGAAGAGCCAAAAAAAAAGGATATAACTTTTTCTGAAAGTGTTTCTAATTCTTTAAGTAATACTGTTGAGCGTATAAAACAAATAGCACCTAAAGTAAATTTAACATCAGGTATAATTTTTAGAAAAATATTTGGTGATGAAAATGTAAATAAATTTGTTGAGTTTGCAGGTGAAGATACTTTTTGGACAGAAGGATTATCAGAAAAAGATAGAATAGAAGCTATACAAAAAATTCAAGAGTCTCAAGCAAAATCTAAAGAAACCGGAGAAATAATACAGGGATTTAAAGAAGGTGATTTAAGCGATACTGCTGGTGGAATTTTTAATGCTTTAACATCATTAGTTCCTTCTATTATTGAAGGAGGCGTAGGTTATCTATTAGGAGGAAAAGTTGGTGCAGGTTTAATGATAGGAACAGATTTTTTTGGTGAATCTTATATATCAGTTAATGAAGAAAAAGCAAAAAGATTGAATGTACCATTAGAAGAATTAATTAATAATGATCAAGACGAGGTTATAGCTCCTTTAGTTTTTTCAGCGGCTATGGCAAGCGCTGAGCAATTTGGTCTTAGCAAAATAGCAGGTGCAGCAAGTAAACAACTAACTGGCACGGCTATGAAAAAATTAAGTAACTTTTTATTTGCTGGCACAGCAGAATCCGGTACTGAAATATTTCAAACAGCTTTAGAAAAAGCACAAAAAGAATATGGTAAAACTAATGATATAGGCAAAACAGCAACTAGGTTTGCAGAAGCGTTTAATGAGCAAGATACATGGGAAGCCGGAATACAAGGATTTATAGGAGGTGCTGGATTTAGTGGTGGTGGAAATAAAGATGTAAGAAAAGCTATAGCTTCTGCAAGAGTTTCTGAAGACATTAAAAGTATTGAATCCGACGTTGAGCAAATAGCTGATTTAAATTATAAATTAAGAAATTCAAAAGATAAAACAGTACAAGTAGGTATTAGAAATAAAATAACAGAAATAAATAATAAACTTTCTAATAGAATTATACAAACAAATTCTGTATTCAATTTTGCTTCAAATAAAAATATTGATGATATTAATAATTTAGACGATTTAGCAAAACTACAAGTTAATCGTTTTAAAGAATTAAAAAAGAAAAGAGATGAAAACAAAATATCTGATGAAGATTATGCAATTGCTACAGAAGGCTATAAAGCAGAATATTTAAGAGCTAAAGAAAGAATTCAAGGAATAAAGAAAACCATAACTAATAACGCTAATAAAACAGCAAAAGAAGCTCAAAATCTTTATGAGCAAAAAGGTAAAGAAGCTACCGCAGAAATTGTAGAATTATATAGACCAATGGCTGAAAAATTAGCTATGAAAAGACGCAATGTTCCTGGGTTTGATAAACAGCTTCTTACTGACGAAATACTTACTGGTAAAAGAGGTATATTAGATTTAATTAATGAATACGACCCTGATGCAAATCCTGGTATAACATTACCTATGTACGTAAATAAGTTTGCTGCTCAAAGAGCTATTGAAGCATCTAAGCGTATATTAAAAACTGAATTTGAAACAGATGTAACACAAGCTAAAGGTGTTACTGATACAACAACTGAAACACAAACACAAGAACAAACAAAACAAGAGGTTAAAACTGCATTGGCTAAAGATTTAAATCTTAGTGAAGAAACACAAAATGAAATTGTAGCTGCTGTAGAAAAAACTTTAGGCACTAAATTACCGGCTGTTACTGATAAAGCATTTAAATCTAAATTAACAGAAGGATTTAGAACAGAATTAACTAATACGCTTAAAAAAGTATTTGGTAAAACTGCAGCATATGAGCAGTTTTTAAGAGATAATTTTGAAAAAATATATCCTGCAATTCCTCAAGAAACTATAAATAGAAGATTCAAAGAATTTAATGAGCGAATAACTGATGAAACTGGTAAGCAATTAAGAGAGCGTACAGCTGAAGGAAAAAAAGTATTTAAGAAAAAAGAAATTAGTAAAGCTGAATTTTTAAAATATTTTTTAAATGCTAAGGGCAGCACAAAAGGCGTAAGAAAAACTGCTTTAGCAGAAGTTATAGCTAATGAAGTTGGTTTAGATAATGTATTAGATGCATTAGCAAAACCTGAAGTTGTTCAAAGATTTAAAGCTATTCAAGAATTACAAGGGCAAGAAGTACCAAGTAATTTTATTGAAATTATATCTGAAAAAATAGATAGAGCAATAAATTATTTAGATAAGCTGCAAAATAATAATAATCAACTTTATGTTTCATTAGGTTTTCCAGAATTAAGTATAGCTGCTGCAAAAGCATTTTTAAAAGCCGCTAAATTTGTTATAAGACAAACAGGTAATTTTGCTGAGGCATTAAAAGCAGGTATTGAGGCATTACAAAAATATGTAAAAACTGAACGGGCAAAAAAAGAAATAGCCGATACAGTACCTACTATAATAAAAAGTGTAGAAGATTTTGGTGATCAGGTTAAAACTGAGCAGATTACTAATGCTGTAGATACTATAGTAACTAAAGATAAGGCTTTTAATGTTTTAAATGACTCTATAAGCAATTTAAAAAACGAAATTAGTAAAGCTAAAAACTTATCACAAAAAGAAAAAGTAATATTTGAATTTTTAAAATATGAACTAGCGGGCTTAGTAAAAATAAATATTGGAGGAAAGAAAAAAGTATATTTATTTAAAGAAGATTCAGTAGCTGTAGAATTTGCATGGGAATGGTTTACTAATCAAGGAGTACTAGATAAAGATACTTCTAAAATATTTAAGCTAAAAGACGTAAGGCAAGGAAAGTCAATAATGTATAAAGATCAAAATATAAATGATTTCCGCGGAAAACATAGACCAAGCGCAACAGCTATAAAAGTTACAAAATCTTGGGAAAATAATCATAAAACACTTTCAGATAAAACAGAAGCTCAAGATATAATGAATGATGCATACGCTGAATATGCAGCTAAAAAAATAGCAACATATGTTTCAAATAATCAATTAGAATTATTAGATAATTATTTAGAAATAAATGGAATTGCTAGCGATAGTGCTATTAGGCTTTCTGCAAAATTTGGGGCAATTGAAAAAGCTAATGTTGGTAGTAAACTTGTATATGAGCACACGCCCCCAATTAAACAAACACGAGCTGATATAAAAAATGTTATTAGTACAGAAAAAAATTATTTAGAAAATTTTAAAAATGTATTAGAAATACTAAAGAAAACAAGAGTTGATTTTATAACTGAAAAAACAGCAGAAAAATTAAACGCAACAAAAAAAGGAAAAGAAAGCGGTAGATTTCCTAAAAGATTTAAAAATATTATTGATATAGAAAACGACTTAGTTTCTTTAAGAAAAGAAATATCTTCTAATGAAAATATTGGATCATTAAGTAAACAATTTAATAAATTATTAGAACAAACAACCGGTATACCATTTTATAAAAAGTTTTCACCTGTTAAAGCTTCTATTATGGGAAGAGGTAAAGGCAAAAAGTTTTTTATACCCTATTCAGCAGATGACTTTGTAGGTTTGTTATATGCAACTTTAGGCAAAGGCAAAGTTGGTGACCAACAAATGCAATGGTATCAAGAAAATTTACTTAGACCATTTTCAAGAGGTATACAAAAATTTGAAGCAGCAAAACAAAAAGCTTTACGTGAATGGCAAGAATTAAAAAAAGAAGCTAAAAAAGATGTACCAGAAGGATTAACCAATAGAAACAGCACTGGATTTACAAATCAAGATTCTGTACGCATATATATGTGGACAAAACAAAGAATGAATATACCTGGAATGGCTGCAAATGATATAAGAGATAATGTTAGAATTGTACAAAACAATGCCAAATTAAAATCTTTTGCAGAACGAATTATAGCTTTAAATCCAGAAGGCTATCCTGAACCGACACTAGAATGGATAGCTGGAGATATCACAACTGATATTGTATCTTATATAAATGATGTTAAACGTATTGAATTTTTAACTGAATGGAAAAATAATGTTAAAGAAATATTTAATGACGATAATAAAAATAAATTAAAAGCTTTATACGGAGAGGGATATGTTAAAGCATTAGATAATATGCTTTATCGAATGGAAAAAGGTAGAAATAAATTTAAAGATGCTAGTGATATAGAAAGGAAGTTTCAAACATGGACAAATAATTCTGTTGGTGCTATTATGTTTTTCAATGCTAGATCTGCTGTTCTTCAAACATTATCAGCTGTTAACTTTATAAATTTTAGTGATAATAATCCTATTGCAGCCGGTAAAGCATTAGCTAATTTTCCACAATACGTAAAAGATTTTTCAGCACTATTTAATTCAGACTTTTTAAAACAAAGACGTTCTGGTTTACAAACCGATATAAATGCTGATGAAATAGCAAACGCAGCTGCAACATCAAAAAATAAAGTTAGAGGAATGCTTGCTGCGGTACTTAAGTTTGGATTTACACCAACGCAAATAGCTGATTCATTTGCTATTGCTTCAGGTGGTGCCACGTTTTATCGTAATAGAATTAATAAATATAAGAAAGACGGATTAAGTCAGCAAGAAGCAGAACAAAGAGCATTTACAGACTTTCAAGAAATAGCTGAAGAAACACAACAATCTGCTAGGCCTGATAGAATATCTATGCAACAAGCGGGCTCATTAGGACGCCTTATATTAGCTTTCGGTAATACACCTATGCAATATGCTCGTTTAACTAAAAAAGCTACCTTAGATTTAATTAATGGTCGCGGAGATTGGAAGACAAATATTAGTAAAATTGCTTATTATAGCGTAATACAAAATATAATATTCTCTGCTTTACAACAAGGATTATTTGCTTTACTATTTGATGATGAAGAAGATGAAGATAAAAAATCTAGATTCTTTAGAATAGGTAATAGTAGCGCGGATACTTTATTAAGAGGAGCAGGTGTTTATGGTGCTGCTGCAGCAACAGCTAAAAATATAATATTTAAAATTATAGAAGAATCAAAAAAGTCTAGAGCTGATTATACAAAAATAGCAATAGAAGCAACATCAATATCACCTCCTATAAATTCTAAATTAAGAAAACTTGAATCTGCAGGAAAAACTTTTACATATAAACAATCAAAAGAAAAAGTATTTACTGAAGGATTTAGTTTAGAAAACCCTGCATTTTTAGCAGGTGGAAGAGTTTTATCTGCAACTACAAATATACCTGCAGATCGTGTTGTACAAAAACTAGATCATATATATACAGCTATGCAACCTGAAACAGAATTGTGGCAAGGTATAGCTTTATCACTTGGTTGGGGCGAATGGGAGTTAGGTATGATAGAAAAACAAACAAAAAAATCTCCAAAAAAAATTAAAAAATATTCAAAGATTAGACCTACAAAAATAAAAAGATGAAAGCATCACCATTAACTAAAAAAGACCGTTGCTATTATAAAGCAAAAGCAAAATACAGA